TTATGCTGCAATGAAAAAATCGAACCGGGATTTAATTGCTAAAGCCGATGATGGTTTTGAGTTAGTTGTTTCCGCACAGAAAGAGGCTGAAAGCGAAATTGAACAAGCTTTGGCCGCTAAAAAACAGGAGTTTGAACAGGAGCGGTTGCGCAAAAAAGCCCTTGCGGATGCGATTGCAAAACTTAAAAGCCATACAATCAACCCTTTGATTGGCTCTGATGTGATTGAAGCCGCTATTGATGATTTTCGGTTGGCATTTGGGGATTCTGATTATCAGGAATCGCAAGATGCCGCTGATGCTATTTTCGAATCGAAAATGGTTGAGTTTGAGTCAATGCTGGCATCGGCAAAACAGCGAGAAGAAAACGAGCGAGCTGTTGCGCTGGAACAAGCGAGAAATCAGCAACGGGCGAATATTGGTATGACGTTTCCGATTGCTGAAATTTCAGGTTATGCAGCGCGTTCTTCTGCCGATATTCAAAAGCGGATTGACTGGACTGCTAAAGTTGACATGGTTGTGTTTGAGTTGGTGTTGCCAGAAGCAGAAGCACAAAAACAAGCGTGTTTGAATATGCTGGCTGCTTTTTTGCCAATGGCAGTGGCGCGTGAAGCGAAAGAAGCAGCGGACAAGTCAGAAGTAAAAAGAGTTGCCGAAATCAAGGAAGCTATAAAATTAATTTCTGACTGCCCTAGCGAAAGCGACCTTGAAGGGCAAGACTCATCGTTTATTTTTCGGTTTTTGCAGGACGCAAAAGACGGCGGGATTAATGCGTATTGGAAAGGTGATTTTGCAGAGTTTAAAAACGAAGCGGAATTAACTCTGAAAGATGCGATTGAACGGCTAACTATTATTTTAGATGGCACTCTGAAAAAAGAATATCAGGATGATTGGGATTTAGCGATTGAAGAAGATGCTTTACGGGCCTCAAACAAAGTCCAGGAGCATATTGATAGTATGCTAGTTTACTACGATAGTCCATTTCACGTTAATCACAACAAAGAAACCTCAGATAAAATGGCGCGTGATGTTGATTTGGATATTGCAACAGAATCTGCTGTAATCTCAATCGTCAATGATGATGCTGAGTTTGTCGAGGATGTGGCTAAAATTATTGGTGATGACTGCGTTGATATCGAATGCCTTGAGGTTGTAGAAGTTGCAAACGAGCCTGTAGTGGATGATGTTGTTATGATTCCGGTTAAGTACCTGCGAGCATTGATTAATGCTGCTGAAAAAGCGATAGATCATTGCGTAGCCGGTGAAAATACCCTTGAATTATCAGATTCAATTGAGTTTGCTAAATCACTAATCTAACCACCCGATAACCACCGCCTAAAAACGGTGGTTTTTCTTGTCTTTAAATAGCTGTTTAGCACTATTGCTTTTTAATATTATTGCTTTATAATATCTAAACCTTACAAAGGAGGCAAAAATTGAAAACAGTAAATATACCAGACCAAGCTCACCACGCACTAAGTATGCACTGCGCTAAAACGCAATGTCTTTTAAAAGACGTGCTGGCTCGATTTATCGAGGAAGGCATTAAGCGTGACAACGAGAAGTTAAACAAGGCGGTGAATAATGCAAAAAATCAGACTAATTGAAATTAATGCCGAAAACAACGGCATTGCTGATTTTTTAAACGTCAGCGGAAAGATTGTAAAATGTCCGGCTGTTGAAGTTAGCTTAACCCGTAATTTTACCTCATTGACAAAATCGGCTTACTGGAAAGGCCGTGAAGTAGCTCTGGCTGGCGAATTGATTGATGTGGTTAATGCGGTTGATTTTATGGGGTGTTGCGGGGTTAAACTTGAATTGGTCGAATCGGCAAAAGAATATCCACCAAAAGCAACCATTAAGCCAAAAACAGAAAAACCTACATCTGGTGGCTACGACAAAGGAAACGGCAAAATATTTGGCAGTAGTGCGTTAAAAATCCTCAGTGAACCGGGTACAGGATATGCTAATTATAAGCACTGGTTAAACCAAGAAGATGATGATGCAGCGCATTTTAGAATCGGTAACGCGCTGGATAGCTTGTTATGTCAAAACACAAACAAGCCTTTTGCCCGGCGTGAAAGTGAACGAAGTAAAGATGGCAAAGAAAATAACGCGGTAATGAAAGCAAAAGGATTTATATTGCTAACCGAACCAGAGGAAAATGCAGTTTATGCTATGCGTGATGCAATTATGAACCACCCAATTGCCGCGCGTTTTTTTGATAAAAACAATCCTGATCTTGAGTTTCAGCAGGTCGAAAAATGGGATTATGTTTTAGAAAATGGCGAAACTGTTAAAAAACGGGCCACTCGTGACGTGGCAATTAAGAAAAACGGCAAAGTGGTTGCGTTTGTTGACTTAAAAACTACTCGTGAAACTACGGCAACGGGGTTTATGCGGCAATTCCGGTGGCTTGGTTATGATACGCAGGCGGGTCTGTACTCGGAAACACTGGAGCTTGATAAAGATTGTGACCACCAGTTATTAGCTGGATTTGATTATCCAGTCATTTATCTGGCTGTATCGAGTTCAGCACCACACCATGTTTTCCCTGTCCAGCTTAATGATGCTGTATTAGCATCTGGCAATGCAAAGGTAAAACAAGCTTTTCGTAATTTTAGCGAAGGTAAAGAAAAAGAATCTCGCGGCGAATATGCGGGATTTTGTGAAGTAAGTAGTATGACTGGTTTTGATGATTATCAAGGTCAAGATGATATTGATTTTGATGATTTAATCGAAAGTGAAGATGTAATTAACGACAGAATCAATAATTTTGGAGCATAAAATGAGTGACCATAAAGAAGTAGCAGTACAAGATTTAGAAATGGAAGTTAGTGTTTTTGAGGAAAAAAAAGCAGGATTGTTAGCAAGCATTCCGGCTGAATCTCTGGCTAAGTTTGATGTAATGACTACTAACAGTCTCCCTGACACATCAAAAGCAAAGCTTGTGTCAATGAATACAATTTCAGAAAACTTTGAAATTGAAGTTGGTGAGATTGTGGATGTCGCAGTAATGGGATTTACAAAAGAACTAATGAAAAGTAAGGTTCCTGAATTAGCCGCAAAAGGGGTCTCTGATTGGGTTCCAGTAGCAATTGTTTTAACGCGAAAAGATGATGAGTTGCAGCGTTATTCAATTGCATCAGCAATGCTTAAAAATGAACTGGCACGATATGCAAAAAACGGCGATATTTTAGTAGGGTCATCAGCGGTTATGGTTCGAGTTACAAGAGTTAAAGACGGCAAAAGCCAAGCCGGTCTCGCTTATCACAAATACAAAACGCAATTAATTAACGTTGCACTTGACGATCAATTTTAACCTCATAACCCAAGCCAGCAAGTGGGGAAATAACACTGGCCCCGTATAAAACATAGCTACTCCTGACCGTCCTCGCGGCAGCTCAATGCGGCGTTGTCAACTTGCGAGAAAGTTGAAATAAACATTATATTTATAGGTGAATAAAAAATGAACCCATACGAACATTTCAAAACCAAAACCGGAAAATGCGCAGATCCATTTACAATTGCAGATGATTATAATTTGCCTTCCCCTGCGTTTGAATGCCTGAAAAAGTTACTCTGCCCTGGAATTGAAGGCAGAACAAAAACAAGAAAACAAGACTTACAGGATGCGCTATCAACTTTGCGACTGTGCGAAGAAAGAAAAGAAAATTTCAGGCAGCCTAATTTCTTTCCTCGCGTTACAGTACCAGAAGTGCTAATAATTTATGACCTGCAAGGAACGCAGGCCTTAGCTGTTATGGCGTTTTTGAATTGGGCTTTATCTAGTTATGAAACAATGTTATTTTTTGATTTATGCGCCAGTAAAATAGGCGTAATGCTGCTGGAGTGTAAAAATGACTGAAAAACACATTAATGATTTAACTATGTCAGATATTGATTATGCTGTTGTGAATGCGCAGGGCTGGTGGAATCATATTATAAATGGAAAAGTGCAAATTTATATAAAAGAAACGGGGTTGATTCCTTACCATCCAACCACCAATCAACACCAATGCGGGGAGTTGATTGATAAGTTTAAGATTGCTACAAAATGGAATGGCACTCATTGGACATCAGAGAGTTACGGCAAAAATATAGCAATTGAAGATTCAAGATTAGTGGCTGTATGTAAATCTTATTTGTTATCGGTTTATCCTGATGGGGTGATTCCATGTGCCTAAACCTACCATTTCTAACAGCTAATATTTTAGAAAAGCCGGTAAAACAACGCATAAAAATAAAAACTGCGCCATCGTTAAAAGATAATGCGGTCAATATAACCCTTCGCGATGCTATTGGTCTTAGGTTGGAATCACTTAACAGGTGGGAGAAAGATCGGCCAATTTTACACGAGGCAATAAAGGCCGGATATAACGAATACCAGAAAAACCCTGTTGAAATTGAAACTGGGGATTCTTATGGTAATTTTTTATTAGGGTTTGGCTTTAGTCGCAAATCGGCTTGTGAGTTTCTTGGTTTTGACCAAAACGAAACAACACTAGATCAGATGTACCGTCGCGATAAATTGCAGATTTATATTGTGATTAGCGGGGCTAAAATTATTCGAGACTCGCAGGCGTAAAAAAAAGCCCCAATTGATGGGGCTTTTTTGTTTAATAAAAACTTAAGTAGAGATGCTTTCAGAGCCGCTAAAGCTTGTACTAACGGAAGTGCTAGAGCTGAAATTAAGTGTATTCATGATTGTAGAAGTCAACTGGCCAAGCGTTGCGCCTACAGCTTTCTGACCTTCTGTCAGGGCGTTATACTTTCCAAGCGTGTACTGATTCATCACCTGTACTTTATCCAGTGCCAATTTAGTGTTATTAGAGTTCAGCGCATTAACCCCGTCAATTTGTTTTATTAAAAACTCTGCTTTGCTTTCTGTAAGTTGCCCTGTTGTTGCATACCCTTGTAATTCGGCACGATAAAGATCAAGATAAATTTCATTGATTTTATTGAAAGCGTTAATGTGATTAATCAACACCTCGTCTTTTGCACGATATAACCCGACTTTGTTCTGTTCGTCAGAGATTTTCATTCCTGCCAAGCTAGACTCTAATTGTATCAACTGAACCAGCGCGTCTTTTACGTTTGATTGTTCGAGTTCTGCTTGTTTGATAAAAATATCACGCCCTAAATCTGAGAGCTTCGCTTTTTTCTGTGTTTCAAAGGTAATAAAGGCGTTTGCGTCTTGCCCCGGCGCAGAATCAAACCCAGTACTCGACTGATTCGCCAAATAATTATTGTAACTTTCAGCCTGTATTTTAGTTTCGCGATCTGTTGCTCTCTCGATTAGTGCTGTTTCAACTGCTGCGGCCAATCCAGTTGCATTTGTCAGGCGGTATTCAAGGTTTGTTTTTGCTGTGCCGATAAGCGAAGCAAGGATAACATCAGTCGCTACCGCATCAGTGGTTAGCGCAGGAGCGGAAGCAGCGGAAGATACCGATGGCGCGGTAATGGTTGCCGCTGTTGGTTCTGTCGGTAGCGTTAGCGTTACTGTGTTCGGGCTGATTTGGGTAAGTGTTATTCCTGATAAGTCCTCTGGTGCTATCGTATAAGCTGAGATAGTGTCAGTTGCTAACGTAACAGCATCAGCCAGCTCCAACCCTTTTGCAAACGAAATATCAAAAATATTGCCAGTTGTTGCAGTATTAAACTGCTGAGTTAATCCAGTGTTTAACTGGTCATTAATCCAAGTCATATTTTTTCCTTGCTGTCATCACGATAGTAAATTTATTTGTTAGGCTAAATGTCCGGTAGAAAAGCGTGTTGTTGCTAACAAGGCTTTGTGAAGCGCGGTTGTAAATCTAACGCCACTGGTTTGCACATTGGAAACGGCAATATTTTCTGATGAATATTCAAGCGGACTAACCCCGGCCCCAAAACCCGCTTTGCTGATATAAATGTGTAACGTGCAGTTCAGCGTAGTTAAATCCCCAGTGATGTGTGTAATGATAATGTACGCATCGGCAACAGATACCCCATATTTAGCGATAGTCACATTACAAATAATCGCCGTTGCAAATTCAATGGTTACAGGGTTTAGTGTAGTGGAATAGTTTTTTACCGCCAGTGTAATAACTGTTACCCCAACCGCAGGCGTTGTGATCGGAACAGTAAGAGCGTCAAGCGATATGGTTGCCATGTTATTAGCCTATGGTAAATAAACCAGATGCAGAAATTGCAATCGTTAGCGGCTCTGTGTCGATTACAGTCACGTCAGCCGGAGTTGTGTCAAGCAGACCGAAACCAAGCAAGTCTTTGTTAGTTGCTGTGTCAGAGTAAATGGCATAATAACGCGCTGTTAGACTGCCGCCGCTTGCCGTCCATGATGGATTATCACAGTCGAATTTGAACACGCCTGCCGTTTGTGATAACGCCACTGTAGTTAATGCTTGACCTCCTGCTGTATAGCCATTTGCCGTAGTGAGTTCGGCGGTTAAATCCGCGTAAACTGCGTCAACAAACGGCGCAGTGCCTACAGTTATCGCCTGGGCACTGGTACATAATACGATTTTAAATGTGTCGCTTGACAAATTAATTGTGCCGTCCATGATGCTCAGTTTTGCTGAGTTAAATAAGTTAAAATTTCCAGACATTTTGTTTCCTTAAATTATATAAAATAGCTCATCAATGCCGGCATCATCTAACCCCAATTTTTCTTTGCAAAACCGAACTAAAATAGGGTTAGTGCGATGAAAATAAGGAGCTTCGTTCCACATAATCACTATTTCTGCATCTGTGCCGTCATCATCTGTTGGGTAATTTGCAATAATATCTTCAACAGCTTTTAAGAGACCTTTATTTTTTAGAGTTAGTTTTGCCTGATCTCTACTTAGTTTCATTGAAAATGTGTCAATATCATCGAGTATTATTTCCTCCGACATAATATTGTTATTTGGTAGGTTTGGATTAAACCCTCCGATACCGTAAACTATTTTTATCATGATTTTTTAATCCAAATCCAGGGAGCTGTAGTTGCTGCTGTTAAAGTTCCGGCAGCAGAAAAACCAGAGGTAACATTGACAGCCTCAGAAAATCCTTGATGCAAACCTCCGTTTACAGTGGATGCGCTCATTAATAAGATGTCCGAGTTGATGTTGATTGAGGAGGTGCTAAAGAAAGTGTTTGACGTTGCTATCGCTGTGCAGTTAAATGCCAGCCATACGAGTCCGTTGATTGCCGTTGCCGAAATAGTTACCTCAGCAGTAGAATTTGCTGTTGATATGACCACTGTTCCGGCGTCAACGATAGGTAGAGCAGGAGCATTATTTACATTGCTGTAAATTCCAAGTCTAATTGTAGCTGAGCCTGAAAAGCTTGTAGCGGTGCGGATTGCTTGAGCTACGATTGTCATAGGGTTCAAAATCGCACCATCAAACGGGACGTAGTATGTTACGTTGCGCGCAAGCCCAGCAGCAGAGGGCACTGCTTGGTATGCGGTTTTATAATAGGCTCCGCTTGGGCCTATGTCTATTTTATTTGCTCCAGTTGCACCGGTTGCCCCAGTAGAACCGGCTGCCCCCGTTGCACCATCTGCCCCAGCAGAGCCTGTTGCTCCAGTTGCGCCAGTTGCGCCAGTTGCGCCAGTTGCTCCCGTTGCACCTGCTGGGCCAGTCGCACCAGTCGCACCAGTTGCGCCGGTTGCGCCCTTATCCCCGACATAAACAACATCAAGCTCAATATTTTGCTGTGACAAAATCTCTAATGATGTGATTCCTCCGCCAGAGCCTTCAACTTCAACCGAGTTAGGAAAAACAAGCTCAATACTATATGTCATGACGTTATGCTCTGCTCAATAATAACCGTCCCTGTCTCTGTGTAAACTACCACAGAATCGGCGGCCCTTAATATTCTTACGTCAAAATACAGCACACTCGTTGGATAAGACGATGTGCTTGTATGTGTAATGGCCGAGTATTTGCCTAGTGACTCATCGGTAACCGTAATATCAAAGTAATCAATTAGCTTTCTCTGCTCATCTCTAATTTGACTTGTGATTGAGTGCCCGGCCAAATCCAGCGCAACACCTTCTTTTTTTATTTGCCCAGTATAGCCGAGAGTTGCACCTTTTTTTATTCTGATATTTGTAGCCACTACTTACCTCTCCTTCTTATTTCTTCTGGTTCAAACTCTATTGATTCGATTACATCGCAGTTTTTTACTTCAAGCTGCAAATGCACATAATCAATCCCACGACCGACCTTAACAGAATGCACTGCCAACCCCTTTTTTGCTGTGTTTTCTGAGTATGGCGGGTTTATCGCTACATCGTCTTGAGTGACATGTAACTTTATATCGCCGCGTGATGACTCGGCATTGATATAAACTTTTGAAGTTGGAATCCTTTTTCTGTGCTGACTATTATACATCCCTCCTTGCCCTGGCATTTTATTTGATTTGTCGGTTTTTAGGCTTGGCGTTATTGCATCGCCGTTGTCGGTGTTGCCGCCATATTCATACAGGCCCGTATCGTTAATAAATAATGTCTTACCTTTAAAATTACATGACATATCAAAAGCCATGTTGGTAAATGTGCTAACAGATTTATTTTCAGTGCTATACGTTACGCCCAATGACGGCAATCTGTAAAAAACATCACCTGACAAGTGAAGCATATCTGATACGGTTACATAGTCCACAGCTAAAAATTGAACGATAGAGCCGGATAGGTGCAGCGTATCGGTAACGGTAATGCGATCAAGTGTTTTATCCGATGCTGAAATATCGCCGGATAAGTGCAACGTGTCTGAGACTGTTTCAAAATAACTCACTTTTGGCACATAATCTGATGACATATAAACATATCCGTCAGAGCCAACACCAAATAACATCGAGAAATCGTTGCTTACACCTACGCGAACAAAATAAATTCCAGGGGGATAGTTATGATGCTCCCATGATGCCCCCGTATTTGGTGACAAATAAAATCCTGCGGCATTAGATTGAGGTGCAGCAAAAAAACTTGTACCAGAAAAGCTACATGCTACCTGTACCCCATAACCTAAGCCGCTACCTAAATTTAAAACCTTTGTCCACGTTTCATCTAAATAGTTTTTTAAATAAACCGCCGTCTCATAGCCAAAACTACCAGCAAGAATACTCGAAAAGTCTGACGAACCAGCAACAGATTGAAAAGCATCAGTGCGATCATAATTAGCCTCTATCCAACTTGTGTCATTGGTAGATAACCTTACATCTCCTAATGCTTTATTAGTCAGAACAACAGTACCATCAAACGACATTATTAAATCTGACTGTCCGTTATCGTCTGCTGTTCTATGTATTTGTGTTAATGTTGATGTAGATATTTTGTATTTATAAATTCCGTGTGTAACATTGCCTTTTACATAAACATCATCACCGCCATTTACAACACAAACACCACCTAAATTACCGTCCGAAGTAAATATAGATGAACCGGCGCCACCGGGATTAGCAAAAGTCCAAACACGATCAGAACCGCTTACTCGTGCAACGGCAAACATAGAGCCATCATTTGAAATATCTAAAGTAACTCCATTGCTAGTATTTCCGTAAACCCCTCTGTAACTTAGCGTCGCACCTGCGTCAACTGATGAATAAACCTCACCATTTAAACAGCCAACAACTAAACCAAGCCCATCGCCAGACACGGCAAACGCAGTACATGCGCTTCCAATTTGAATATCGCTTTTAGCCCATGTCAAAGCCATTACACAACTCCTTTCAATTCTAAAATCTGGCTCTCATTCTCCAGAATCTGATAAGCCGTTGCCGCCTCAGCACTTCTAACGCCTGATTCATAATAACGGTTATGCTTATCCAACTTGATAATCACCGGTGCATCACGGTTAAAAAACAACCCGCCCGTTTCCGGCTCTGCCGCCATTGTGCCGGTAAAAACGTTCGACAACACCCCGCGCACCGGACTAAACATAATAATCTTGTTCCCGAACTTGTCTATTAATGTTGTATTTACCCTAAACAAGACTTCTGGCTCATCAATTGTATTGTCTTCGGGAATCGCTGATAAAGTTCCGTCATAGTTGGTATCCGCTATTGTCCATGCATCCTGGTTGTTTTGCTGGATTTGCTGCATAAACAGGAAGTAATAAATGGGCAAATACGCTTGTTCATATTTATTTCTGTGTCGATTGTACCGGAATAGATAATGGTGTATTGGAGTAGTATGTCCTTCTGCTATTTTGACGTTATCGGGAAACGTTCCGTATAAAAACTCGCCCCCTTTATATCTAAGCAACAACTCGCCCACGTGAAGCCAATAAGCCTTCTCAATGACAAAGTTACCACCAACCTCTATATCTTCGATAAATTGCGTATAAGCAAACACATCGTGCCGCAAGTCTAGTGTATCAATCAGGATAAAGTCATAGCTATGTGCTAACGTTAAATCATCAACGTTATCGTAATAATCGGAATCTGACAGAGTGACCGTGTATTGGTCATTGTAGTTTATTGTGGCGTTAAAAGAATTCAATCCCACAAAATCAGCAGTCGTTGTTGCGGCAGTTTCAATCCAAAAATCTTTTTTAACGCTGGCCTTGTCATAGTCCACCGCAACAACGACCCGTTTAGCCAGTCGGGTAAATCCGCCGCCGGTGTCATCCCACATGGGGACATCGGTAATGCTTTGGTGTACCGCGCTTTCGGTCGTTACGTTATACTCAAGCGTGGTGGCATTAATGGATATAGACCAATCTATTAAAATAGATTCTCGGTCATAACCGTTTTCTTCAAAGGTGGCTATGGTGCAGGCTTTTGTACCATCAGGGGATATCGCCACACACTGTAAAAGTCGAGTAACACCGCTTAATCGCGTGAGTGCAGGGCCAATCATCCGCTTGCCATTAATAAAGTAAACCTTTAGTGAACCGCCAAACGGCGACCCAGAATGACTCCATACAAAAACTACTGTCAGCCCCTTGATTATTGCGGCCCCAGCAATTACCCCTGTAATTCCTGCGTTTACCCATCCCCCGCCGTCCCATTCCTCGACCAACCCAAGATCAAGGCCGGAAAAGTTTTTATATAAAAACAGGTCGCGGTTCGGTGTTGGCGGATTTAGTTCTGGTCTAACAGGGCTATAACGGTGCGTGCCATTCCAGGTTAAATAAACGCCCTTATGATCTGTCCAGTCGATTATGCCGTAATTTGTGCTTTTTAGCTTGCGGTCGTTACGCTCAAATCCGCTGCCATGTGCAAACAAAACGACATTAAGAATATCACCGCTAACGTCACGGGTATAAACAAACCCTTCTTCAATTAATCCATTTCCTCCGCTTGGCGCGATGATTTTGCATTCTCCGTGCTTTCGCCCGTAGCCATCAGTATGGAATGTGACCTCTAAAACAGAGCCATCTTGCAGCGTTTTTGATCTCTTTGTCGATAAAGATGCACCAGACGCGACCTCGTTCACAAGCGAGTTATAAAACTGCAAAGCTTTTGATTTAAGCTTTAGAGCCTTATTTTTATCACCTGCATAGGTTAGTCGCGGCGGCAAGATCATTTTAGTTTGCGATTATGTTTTCGATAGTTAGGTTAAGAACGGACAAAGCATCATAACTTCGCATAGTTGGAAATCGGTCAACGCGAACCAGAACGCCCGTCGTGCCGCCCTTTACATCATCATCTGCAATAACAAAACAACCCCATACATCAACCGTGGCGTTAAATGTAAATACCGCTTTGCTTGCTGTGTTGCTATTAACACCAGCCACAGCACCGCCAGCACCAGGAACATACAAAACCCGTGTGGCTTCGTCATATTCCGTCAGCAATTCGGTTGCTGATGTTGCGATAGTTGCGCCTGTTTCTGTCAGAACCGGTGTGTAATCGCCAGAAAATAAACCGATATAATAATTTGTTGGCATTGCTGCTAGGCCATCGCGAACATCGCTTAAACAATTTAGCCATTCTGTAACGTACATTTATAAACTCCTAGTTGGCACATCTGCGCCAGAAATAATTGCCATGTATTTAAAACTATCGCTATCGTTGATAATAGCACTCACCGCATAATCATGCTTCGGCATATTGATATTATTTTGCGTGACGTTTGCAAACTGTCCATTATCCATCAGCAAAAATAAACCTTCGTTTGAATCGGACATATAGCCATAACTTCCCGCACCATCGCTGATAAATTCTGCCTCAATCAATTTTTCGCTCCCACGTTTTAAACAGGTGCGATGCTTTTTAAATGCCTGCATATCGCCTAAAGCATTTAAACCGTGATGTGGCTGTTTTCCCGTGATGAAAAATAATCCATCTTTTTCTGTACCAATCCATAAGCCGTTCTCGCACGGGGCAATAACAGTGATTTTGCTGGCAAAACGGTAATGATTTATTGGTTGCCACTGTTCGTATTTTGGGCGCGGCTCTGAATAAAATAGGTGTTTATTGCTGGCTATGTATAAATGTCCGTAATGATAGGCTATTAACTGCCCTAGTGGAGCAGGGTTGATACCGATTTTATCGAGGTGGAATTTGTTTGTGGCTGTTGCGTTTATTGTGTAAGTGGTTGTGCCGTTGGTTATTGTAGCAATGCGGTACAGTTCTACGCCATTTCTGCCACTGCAATAAATTGCAATATGCGTAACTCGAGGGTTTGTTGAAACAAATACGTTCGATAATGAAATGTTTTTGTTGGCAGTTATCGTAATGGATGCAGGATCTTTTGTTCCAGATTCGCGTCCGTTTGCGTCAAGCGCGGTAACGGCAACTAGATAAGTTCCAGCAGGCAAAGCCCCGGCAGTTGATGTTAAAGTCGGCTGATAGTTGACTTGCGCCAAGCCAAACGATGAAACGCCAGTGTCAGTAATAACGCCATTAATATGGTCGCTGACAAAATAATAATTACCGTTACACCGAGTAAACGACAAAGTGGCATAGCCCATTCCTGCTTTAATTGTAGTTGCTGTGTATGTGCCGTTAAGCTCCGTAATCTCAACTAAGTCACCATCCTTAACGCCGAAACAACGAAACTCATCGGCCCAGATTGAAGTATATCCACCGGCATCCTTTAGCGTGTAACCCTGCTTTTTTCGTGCCACGCCATTGTTATCAATAAACATATCCACACATTCACGCAGATAGCCATCAGGCATCATGCTTTGATGAGCTTTGTTATTTACACCCTTGAATCTATCAAGTCTAATCGTTGGCATAATGCGAATGTATTAATGTTTAACCGTTGATAATTATAAGCCTAATTTGCAAACTAAACCACAAACCGAGTATTAAACCGCATCAATAACTCACGCTGTCTGCTTTCTAAAGCGTCCGCTGTTTCATAGTTGCCATTGTTTCGCGCTTCATCCTCTTTATCTCTCAGCCGTTTAAGAATGTTTTTTGTGTTTTCGGCTTGTTTAGCAAGGGCTAATAATCGGCCCTGTTCTTTTTTAAGCTCAACAACTTTGTCAAAATCTTTGGATTTTCGGTATGTGCTGTAACGTTCTTTTACTGAGGCAACCTCTGAAAACTGTTCGTTAAATCTTCGGCGATAATCATCTATGCTTTCTGATTTGAAAAATGATTTAGCAATTGGCGTTTTTTCCAGTGTCAATTCTTCATTCGGATTGGTTGCTAAACTTCCGCTGGAAACAGTATCGGCTACAAACCGACCAGCACCGCCAGTCAAATAATTCAGAGTGTTCTTTAAGGTTTCAGGCGATACGCTCACCCATCCTTCGGTCGCCTCATCGCCTCCCGTTAAACTGTTTAAAGATTTTGCCAAATCATCGTAAGCAGTACCGCGAGTTTTCCGGTATGCCTTTTCGCTATCGGGTTCGTTTTGTTTGAAAGTGTTCTCAGGCATCAAGTCAGAACCAAACGCCGAGCGATTCACCGCCGGCATGATAACTGGCTTTGCAAAGGTAGGCGCAATTGCTACAACAAAGTTTTTGCTATCCGCTTTTCCGTCCGGGATTATGTCACCGATAGGCGAGAAGTTGCCAAAGAAAGAACTCGCTAATTTTCCGCTAATTTTTTCAGCATCACCCCCATTAATAACTTGTGCCGATGCCCTGCCCAAATCCCTAAACCACGACCAACCATAAGGAAGTGGGATAGCAAACCGCTTGCCTTCTGCATATTCAAAAGTAAGGTTTCTGTTTTTTTCATAATCCGGCTGCAAGTCATCATCGCCATCATCACCGCCCATCATCGCAGCCATAAAGCCCAGCGTAGCTAATGCACTTACCATGCCCCATGCCTGACCTTTATGGTCTCCGCTGGTTAGTGTACGCCATAGGTTTTGCGTTCCTTGGATGTTAGCGTTAGCGAACAGATACATTGCGCCGATTTTTTTACCTAATTCACCATGACGGCTGAAATTCACTGTAACATCACGCGACATTTTGGCCGCTTCATCATCAGACAAGCCATTGTCGATAGCTGTTTTAAATGTGGATAATCGTGTCGCATTTTCAAACGCTGTGTTTAAATGTTCGATACCGCGAAACATCACATTATTCCACGATCTAACTGCTGCAATTTTTCCAGCACGTTGATATTCGCCTGAGCGGATTAAATCTAATAGCGATTCACCACCATTGCGTTCGAGAATGACATGCAAATCCTCGTTGATTTTATCCAGTGAGGCGATGTAGGCCGTTGCAATTGAGCCGCCCGCTTTTAAATACCGTTGCATCATCGGATCGTTTTTGTTTTTACCCGTTGAATGATCTAAAACAGTTTTCCACGCGCTGCCCCAGTTATTTGGCGATAGTGTTTGTGCGGCAAATTTAAGGCCCTTGTCACCGGCCAGCACAACCATAGCCTGCTGAATATCACGAATCGGATTGATAATAAAAAAGGCAGGGTTTTTCTGAGTCCACGCTTGGCGTAAAAATCGGTTTAGCATGGATGCAGCCGAATAAATACCGGTTAGATTTTCATTACTTAAATCATTGAATGCTCTAGTTATTAGATCATCCTTTGGCTTAATCCTAACTTCTTTACCATCGCGAAACATTTTAATCTCTGTTTCAATGTCAAACTGCTTTGGCACATTTCTTACTGTGCCATTGACCAAAGCCGGTTGAGTTGGACTATATTCAACCTCAAACTGTTTATCCTCGCCCACCAGCTCTGGATTATCTTGCAGTAATTGCCATAGTTTAGGATGCACGTTTGCTGCTTTGTTTGATGCAATAATCGCGCGTGAATGATCTCTGACAATGTTTTCAATGATCTGCCCGGCGCGGGAACTACGGCCTAATCTACGTTTAGAAAACTTGCTGGCAGACATGCCTTTTCCCGTTCCCATCTGTGTAATGTTTCCCTGCTTATCAACTTCTTCAAATCCTTTTAATGGTGCGTAATAGCTGTACGCCCCTTTGTATGACTGGTATTGCTCATCGCTAATGGCCCCGCTTTTATGCAGCATTTCCAGGCTGTTATTAGTGATCGCTTGCCATTCATTTGCTAGTGTTTCCATGCTGGCGTAATTAGTCCCGTATGCCAGCCGTAAACGATTTAACTCTCCAATCGACTCTGCATTAGTCATACCTGAGCCGGCATCACCTTTGTATTTTGGATTGATTTTTGATACTTGCGCATTTGCTTCGGGTGCGTGTTTGGCATAAATCAGCATGGCAACATCTTGAAGTAAGGCGCGTTTGCCGTTGACTTGTGTGATCTTTCCTAATTTATCCATCAGTGGCAGCACAGTGGTGTCGTGAAACGTTTGGATTTTAGCACCGGATTGGTTTGGATGCGCTTCCATTGCAGCCAGAACGTCAGCGGTTTTATTAACTGTTCCGCCTTCGCTTTTGATGGTATTTTGTAAAACACCTATGCGGTTCAATCCGTTTTGAAATAGACGTTGTATTTTTTGTGGGGTAGTTTCGTCTGGTAATTCTATATTTGCAGAACGGATGCTGTAGCGGATGTCATTGCTTTCACCACCTCTTAACAACTTCGGCACTCCCTTCAACCCCGGCAACAAATCTTCAAGACCACCATTAAACAGATAGTCCTTTAGTGCCGGAATACCCTCAGCTATCAATTTGTCATCGTGAAAATATTGGCAGGTTGCCATAGCATAACTCCTTAAAAATCAATGGTGCAATTATACCACTGCTTTTGTTTTGGGCGTAAAAAAAGCCACTGGTTAGGGTGGCTTTTGTGGTTTGCATTTCACGTTACCTATTCATTAAGTTCGTCCACCCATTCTTTAGGCACTTCTTTCCCATCTTTAACATACCTACAAATAGCCTCTAAGACTTCTAGCTTTCTTTCGGCATAAGCTATATATCTAGGTTTTAAACCTAATGGTGGCTTAAGCTTTCCTTGATATTGTTGCTTTACCAAGTCGCTTGCTTTTTCTTCAATTTCATTTTCCTTGTACGCCACCGCAGTTATTGGTTCTGCATAAATCAACTGCGCCAGCTCTTTAAATTCTTCAATTGTTAGTTGCATGGCTATTCCCCCAACTCTTTATCAATCAACAAAATCCCGCACGAATCGTCACTGACCAAGCTTAAACGCTGCAACCAGTCGGCATATTCCCCCACGCTTTTGCGCTGAATCTCGATAAATTGTAACAGGAATTGTGCCGTAGTAATGTCTTTAGCTAATGATTGCGCGTACCAAGTAGAATAGCTTTTGTTTAAATCCAGCTCGGTATTGTAGGCCAGAGTTAAAGCCTGTTCGAGTGTGGTAATTTTATCGGATGTTTCGGATAGCTCCGGCAAACCAGCAACACTGCCACGATCATTAAAATAATCTTCGATACGCTTGGCGTGTTCCGCTTCGTCAGTGCTTTCGGATTTGAAAAACTTGGCCGCACCAAAATACCCTAACCGCTGGCACTGGTTAGACAGGTTACGATACTGATAAAACGCGCTTAGTTCTGCGTGTAAGGCATCATTAAGCAGTTGGGTTATGGCTTGGGATAGTAAGTTTGTGGTCATTTATATCTCTAGTATGGCGGTAAAATTTAGCACTTAATTATAAACCCTTTCACATCTTCCAACTGACTAAGAATATCAATGAAATTATCGTTGATGTACATAATCCGGTCTTTGTTTGGATTGTCCATAATGTCACTCATGGTTTTCTCGCGTGTGGCTTTGGGCGACCGGCTGTCTAGGCCTTTGAAGATTTGTAGGGTGACCGGTTCGTTTCGTGATTCTGCAACACCATTGCCAAACCGGATAATTGCATCTTCTTTAGCTATGCCCTGTGAAGCGTAAGGCTCAGATTCAATGCGTTGTGCTGGTGTCATGTTCATTCGTGATTGAACGTCACGGGATTCTATTTCACCGGCTAGGCGTTGGTAGGAGTCAAATGCTTGATTAGTGCTGGTGCTGCTAGCTATTGCATCTCTTATCTCCTGTCTAGTCGCTTTTAACGCCTCCAAGTCATATTGCCTAGCTAACGACTTGGCCCCATTTTCTACCGCCCTGCCTATTCTTGCCTCTATTTCATTGGCCGCGAAAGGCACGGATGAAAAGTTATTATCTTTCAACATAAGAGTTTTTATTTTTACCGCATCCTCATATTCGCTTAATGCCTTTTTATGATCGTTAATTGAGTTATCGCTAAGTCCTTTTTTAAACTCGACCGAGTTTCCACCAGTCGCAAAGCCTTCGACAGTCTGTATCGCATGTTGTATTTCGTGTAACAGCGTTGATAATTTTTCTTTAATATCACTGTCATCACCCACGCTAATAACAGAGCCAAGTTCTGATAATCTATAGCTTCCCCCTCTGCCATCTACAGTAGAAAGTTTTACAGTTTTTAAAAACGGATATGCTTCAAATAATTTAGGGGCATTTAAAACCTTTCTTAATTCGACTTCCATTACTATGTCGTTTGATGAAAAGTCCATGCTATCCAGCCAGATATTAGGGTTTAAGTCATCCCTCCCACCAAATGACTGTATGGCACTTTGCTTAAAAGAAACATCAGAATCATCAATCTCAAACCGCCACTTGTCATCCATCCCCAAAAACCACCCAGTTTCTTTACGGATAGTTTGCTTATCAATCCCTTGTTGCTCCATTTCAACCGCACGGGCTAGGGCTGATTTATTCGCATTAACTGCTTTTTGTCCTGCGTATGACTTACGCTTACCTCCTTTAACATCGCCATCAAACACCAAACTCTCAGGCGCACTTCTCAAAGCCTCTGTAGCCATCGCCACTAAATCAGCCTCGGTCAACTTATCAGGATTAATCCCAAACACACTGCGGATTTTAGATTTAAACCACTGAATAAAACGCTGTGCAATTGATAGCTTTGGATGTTTCTCGACCAGGTAGCCTAAAATTTCCTCACTCATCAAATGCTCAGGCGTATTAGCTGCTGTTGCTGCCTGTACTGCGGCTTTGATAAATTTGTTGTTTGAAGTTTTAGCTAAATCATCAATCCGTTTCAGGATTGCTTTAAACTCGGTGTCGTTGCGTCCCAGTTGCAGCGCGTGGACTCCAAGCTCATGCAGCATTAACTTTTTAATGTCGGTGTCTTTGCTGATGTTGTCGTGGACAAAATAGGCGGTGTCATCAGATGGATTGTAGAAGGCTTGAATGTTGCCGTTTTTGCTGTATTTGGCAACTATCTGAATGTCGTTGTCGTCAAAAATTACATAGTTGTTAGCGTCAGATTTTCCGCCTTCCGCTTTGTAACGGATGCCGCGTATGCCTAATTTACTTAAGACTTCTGACGCTCTTTTTTGATTAGCAACTTTCTTTAGAGACTTGTATAGCTGCTCTCCCGTTTTGTCCGTAGCATTAATCAATCTTTGTTTTACAAAGTCGCTTTGTTCACTTAATGGTTTATCCCAATCAAGGTATTCTTCTTGGGCTGGGGCAAGCTCTGTTTCGTAAAGCTTTCCGCTATCCCATTCAAAACCCTTATTAAAATCCAGATTTTCAAGGAAATCAATCTGCCTTTCATAAAACTCTTGCTCTCTTAAATATCGTCTAGTTTTATTAGTTTTGTCATAATTTAGCGATTCAAGAGCGTCACGCCTTGCGCTATTAAAAGCATCTTCGCCTAAATTTACCGCGTCAAAAATTGGTTTTAACCCTACGCCAATCCCTTGATACCGTCTGTCTATTGCTAAATCATCTTCTAAGTAATCGTATAAAGCTTTATTTCCATAAATTCCAGGATTAATTTTAATCCCATTAAACGAGGCAGATCTCTTTCCTGATAGTTTATTTCTATACCACTCTGCAATTCGCTTGGAGTCAGTAAAATAATGCCCATAACCAAACGCCTGCGCACCCTCCCCCGTGCCAATTTTAGAGCTATCGAATTTATTATGGTCGTGTGGAGAACCATGCCAAACTTTATGAAACAAAGCCCCATCACCCAACACTGAATCAATATCAGCGCGGTTAATCACTTTTACTTTGTTTGTCGCCAGTAACCGATCAAACCACCCTTGACCAAACACTTTAGCCATTGCAGATTTTAGGCTGGTGGCGGTGTGGGTGGTTTGGGGTTGGGGGGATTTGCTGAATTTAGTTTCTTGTGGCTTATCCATCACAATTAACCGGGCGTTTGCTCCAGTGGTAGCAAGTAAAGATTTGTCCTGAAACGTACCGCTATCCAGCTTTTCAACCTCGGCGGTGTTTTCATCCAGCCATTCCCGAAAGGCTAAAGCTTTTTTATCGCTACCAAAAAATACTCCTTCCCCGGCAATTGCAACTAACTTTCCGCCTGGTTTCACCATATCAAAAGCGTGTTGAATATGATCTGCGTCTAATCTGTTAGAAAATGGCGGGTTCATAATCACCGCGTCATAAAGTTCTGACGGGCTAAACTCCATAAAATCATGTGCTACAATCGGGTAGCCTTTCGCCTCCAGCACATTGCGTAAGTCGTTGGATATTTCGATTACGTCCACTTTTGCGCCAGCAGATTTGGCTGCATCGGCAAGATTACCATTTCCTGCGCTTGGCTCTAGCACTCTCATTCCTGGCTCAATCTCTGCTAGTTGTGCCATACGTTGTGCGATTGCTACGGGGGTAGGGAAATAATCAAGACCTACTTTTTTACCCACAAGGGCGCGTTCAGCAGCTTTTACGGGGTCTTCTTTCTGTCTATCCGCTTTGAATTTACTAAATTCAAATAAGGCATTTTTAAACTGTTCAGTATCGGTTATGCCTAATCTTTTAAGACGTTCCTGTTCTTTGAATACTTCTGACGCTCTCCACCCTACATAAACTTTAGCATCGCTTTCACCTAACAATTTTACTACTTTGTCATAGTGTTCTCTTTGCAGATAATATTTTGAAGCTATTTCGTTATATAGTGTTTTACCGCCTCTCTTATCGCTTAACTGGTTATAAAGCCTGTGTTTTCTTTCGTCTTCTATATGGTAGTTAGGATATTCGACTAAAGCAGTGTTTCTAACATTGTTCAGCATTTCAACTTGAGTCATACTGGACAAGTTAGCCAATAATACCGCTTCGCCGCTTTCTATGGCATCGGCAATATTCAGGGCAGTTTTTGCCAGGGCAATTTGCACACGGGCTTTGTCATCTGCATAACCAGCTTCACGCGCTCTTTTGGGCGTGTTAGTTTGACGGTCACGGTTTAGTTCTTCTTCGGCTTTCTCAATAGCTTTGTTAGCAATGGTACGCAAGCGATTAGCTGATTTCAATTGCCTTTCTTTGGTTACGTCCGATTTTTCAACTTTAGGTTCTGTTTGTTTTTTTTCGGGTTCTATCGTTTCTGTGGCTGTGTAGCCGTCCAGATATTTTTCACGGATGAAATAACCGCCGTCTTTTTTAAATGTGTACGGGTCTATCGCTTTAGCTTGGGTTTGGTTTAAATCAGTGCGAACAATACCGCGTAAAATTTTGCCTTTTGTGGTAGTGTGTTCAATAATCGCGTTTTCAGTTGATAATTTTTTCTTATCAACTTGATTTTCTTGATTCGCTTGCTCTGCGACTGGCGCGGCTTGTGGCTTGGATTTTTCTTTCTTACTTTCCTCAACACGCTGCACAGCCTCAACCACCTTCTTAGGCACAAGTTTACCTTCACTAATCGCCATTTTAACAGCCTTAGCGTAAGTTTCTTTCGCTGATGACGTAGTATCTAGTTGTGCGTATTCCTCCGGTGTCATCACATAAACCGGTGTGTTTTCATCAAACAATAGCGCATCGGTTAATGATTTTCCACTATCAACATCACGCGCTAAATCGTCAACATAATCATCATAATTTTTAGATTCCTGAGCGTCCTTTACTTGTGGAAGTGCTTTTTCTGTTTTGGTATTGTGATACTCACGAAATGTACCCAGCTCGGATGAGCTTGTGCTGGTGGCTGCTGGGCTAGTTTTTGCTTTGTTCGTTTGTGTAGCAGGCTGTTGATTATTCGCGGGAATCTCAGCCAATGTACTCGACTGTTCAGTGCTGATTTTTTGGGGTTCAGTGGTTGGTTCATTGTTTGTTATCTCGTTTGAATTATTCGGATTTTCTAAATTGTTGGATTGTTCAGCAGCGGTTTGCTGTGGCTCTTGAGTCGCTGTTGGAGCTTGGTTTAGTGCAGGTTCATCTTGCAGCTCTGTAGTGTTCTCAATGCTTTTAGATTTAACTTCGGCCTCTCTATCTAAAGCAATGTTATTCAGCGTTGATAAAATCCCCTTTTCAAAATTATTAAGAGCTTGTTTGCCTTCATAATACTTATCAACAGTTTCTTTTATTTTTTTAACTGATGCTGTTTGTATAAATTGTTCACCATTATCCTTGTAAACAATAAACTTGCCGTTTTTAAACCAGTCTGGATTTACCGATGGAGTTCTATGTATAATCGCTCCGTTTTTATCTTTTATAGTAGCACTGTCCCCATTTACCAGAATTTCATCGGCTAACGTTTTAATGCCGGGGTGATATTGTTCTTTTTGGTTAGTAGTTGTATTCTCCGAGCTAACATAGTTATTTATCATGTTAATAACTTTAGCGGGATTACTTTCGACCATCTCATCAAGAGAGCTTATTAATTCTTGACGCGGGAATTCACCGCTGTATTTATCAACAAAACCTTTTTTATGTTGAGATAATAGAATTTTAGCTCTTACTTTTTCAGCGTTTAGGCTGTTACTTTGAGCAATAGCATCACCTACCCCTGCTGCTTTACGCACCAATCCTTTGTTTGCTTCTTGGTTTGGTAATAGACCACTTCTTAATCCGGTGTAATAATCAGTTTGAGATTGCTCAATCTGTGGCAACTGTTCGCGCTGTTTTATAGCTTCATTAGCTGTATTTATTTCTTCTTGTCGCTGATACACTGAATTTGCATCAGTGTTTTGCTCTGGTCTGTTAGCTAAATCGGCTTGTAGTTGTTGATGGTATGTTTGATCTTTGGTAGGAACATCAACACCAGACTTCTGAGCAGCCTTAGCCAACGGCCCCAGGTTCATAAACCCGCCCATTAATCCACCAGCAACAAGCCCTTGCACGCCAGCAGCCCCGACTCCTTTCCATCTATCCGGTTCGCCCATTGCTACGTTTTGCGCGTATTGTTCCTGCATGGATTGTGGCAGTTCTTCGGTAAAGCCTTCTGTAGCAGCCCCTTTCAAGAATCTGCCGGCGAGTCCACCCGTACCAATGTTTTTTCCTGCCAGCATTTTAGACGCAACATCACCCAATAACGTACCAGAACCGCCAGCAATAGCAGCGTCAACCACCCCAGATGCAACAGCGGGGGCAACATAATCACCCCAGTCTCGCCCTGCATTCTGCGACTGATCTGCCAATGAACCAGCTTGTTGTACGCCCTCCATCCCTGCGCCTGCCGCTATCATTTTGGGCATGGCTGCTTTTATCGCTTGCTCTTTAGCAGCACCTTCAAGACCTGCCGTCATTCCTTTGTATATTTTGCTTTGCAAGCCCATACCAGGCAGCATTAATGGCACTGACTCTGCCACACTACCAGCGGCCTGCATTGGATTGGCAATTAACGCGCCCAGTGTATTACGCCCCCTGTCCCACTCGCTTCCGTCAATTTCGCCAGCTTGCTGTACTGCCTGTTGACCTTTTAAATAATCGTCAGAGTGCAGAGAGTTAATGAAGTCGTTTGTTCTTGCAGAGTCGTACCCGGCGTATTTAGCCGCATCACCAATCAACCCGCCAGAAACAATATTGCCCAAACCAACTACGCTTTGGCCGATACCAAGCCCACCTTTTAATGCAGCAACACCAAGATCACCAAGCCCCTGCTTTATTTGCTGGCCTGCTGATTTTGGTTTTGTTCTAGCATAAAACCCATCCAGCACAGGGTCGCCAGTTTCAATAACTTCATTATTCGCCATGATTATTTACCTTGTCGTTGTGCTGCGTATATTTTTTGGATTTGCGCTATTGCGTGAGCGCGTTCTTCGGGCGTGGCTTCGGGGTGACTTAATAATTCCTGATACTGCTTTAGGATGTTTTGTGGTGCTGCTTGTTGGTTTCCCGCTAACATAGCCATCGGATTAATAACCTTGCCTGTGTCTGGGCTATATAACACCTGTTGCTTTCTGGTCGCGTCAGTTGGATAGCCTTTATCGTCTAAAATAGGTTCTTCGTTGTCGAGTTTGAAATACTGCGGCTTTAATGGTGTCGACATCAATCCCGCTTTAGTCCGTGCGTTTTCATTGGCCTGTGATTGCTGCATCAGTCCATATTTAGCGGTATCAAGATTTAACCCTTGTTGTTGTAAACCAAGCCGCTGTTGGTCGTTGCTATTATCAAGCAATCCTTTCCAACCCTGCATATCTTGGTTGCGTCTAAACTGGCTTTCATCCTGCCCAAGTTTGTTAGTGCCTTGCTGTATTTGTTGATTTGCAACGTCATTACCCAACAATGTTTCAAGGTTTTTCTGCGCGTATTTTGCGTTAATTCGGTTTGAGCCGTCAGACATATCGCGCTGAGTTAGCCGCATATCATGTGCGATTTGCCGTTGAATTTCTTGCTGTGCGTGCCAATCCGGTGTCGCGTTGCTTTGAATCGGTGCTTGTTGATATTCCTGCCCTTGCGGATATTGTGGCGGTCTATTGTCTGCCGCTGCTCGTTGTTGGTTTAACGCGATAGTCGCTTCTTTATTGTATGGTTGGTATTGGGGAACTATGTTTTGCTGTGGAGCAACATAATCAACCCCGTTATTTTGATAGTTTGCCTGGAATGTTTGCGGTTGCACCCGTGATTTTGTAGGTTTTGTGGCTTGCTGGTATGTTTTCTCTTGTTTTGAAACAGTAGCGTTATCCTGATTGCTTGGGTTATTGACTACATTAGTTTGCAACGGACTATCACTAGTCGTTAGTTGATTGTGGTGTTGCTGCTGAAGAACTCTATCAGGATAGTAATTATCAATATTACTGTCTGGAACATCAGAGCTATATTGGGTAGATAGTGTGTATTCTGGGGGGGGTGGTGATACAAAATTACTATCGCCATTAATATTCCCTTGTATGTCATATGGCCGCAACGATTCGCTTTTAAATTCTGTATATGGGTCTAATCCACTATTTTTGACGGGATTCAACGATGTTTTACCAACACCACTTTGACCCGAAGCAAGTTGATTAATAAAATGCTGATCTCCAAACGATGTGTTTTTACCTTGCGCATTAACAGGACCACCCGCATAAATGGATGACTGTCCAGCTTGGTAGGGTTTAAAGCCTAACTGTTCAGCATTGTTTTCAATTTGCGTTTGGAATTTATATGGCGCGTCCATTGCAGATAAAAAAGCCATATTGCCGGGCGAAAGTGGTGACTGCTGGCTTTGAGTGGAATTGCCTAATAAGGCGTTACCTTTAGCGATGGTTTGTTGCGAGAGATTGCCGCTTGGTTTTAAGGAATTGACTGTGTTATTAACTGCTGATTGTGTCGGAATAGATGCTCCACCAAGAATAACTTTATTAGCTTGGCTGAATGGCAGCGAGTTTTTACCGTGCAACAAAGCGTCAACCCCAGCACCAACAGCCATTTTTGAAGCGTCCAGTGCTTGACTTGCATTGTTAATAAACGGCTTGACGGTTTTATTATAAACCCCGGTTAAACCTTCGTTTACACCAAGATCATTATAAAACCTCTGTCCTGCAAGTCTGTTTTGTTCGGCTTTTTGTCTTAAACCAACACCTGTATTGTTAGCCATATCACACGCTCATTTTGTCATCACGACAATAAAAAAATTAACGATATGATACCTCAAAACAGCGAATTAACACACAATAAAAAACCCGCTTTGATGTTATCGCTGCGGGTTTGTTAGTCACTTTAGATGCGCTCTAAATTTCTTTTGTGTGTATTGTAACTTTTTTAACCGCACTAGCAGTTGGAGTATAGCCTCCAACTGTTTGCAATACCGCATAAAGAGACGTGGTTGTAAGTTTGATTTGCTTTCCAGTGAATGAGTCGCTAAAAAACAACGTGCCCCCTAAATCTTCTGGTGTCGATAAGGTGCAATATCCTAAATAACTGGCGCGATCACCTGCGATTAAATCCCATGCGGCGTTATCTGCAATAGCTGTAGGGCTTGCGTTATATAAATGTAATTTAAAACCAGCCATGCCCGAAGGAATGGCCGCGACATCAATTTCATGCTGAACAGAAACTATTTCAATCTCACCGCCAGCCAATCCTAATCCTGAAAATACAATAATCGCGCTTCCTCCAGCATCACCAACAGCATCACCAGCTGTATATGCGGTTGTGTCGCTAGGGCGTGTGATTGTTACGGATGACGAGTGACCTTTGGGATTACTGTTTACCTCTAAATAGCCATCATCACTAGTTCTTACCACTCTAAAAATGCTACCAACAACACTTTTTACTGTTGTGCCTAAAAAGTTATTCATTATTCTGTGTCCCAATTATAAGAAGGGTTAAAATTGCTTGACTGCTTAACATAAGCCGTTGGCATAACCTGCATATCACGCGGCGATTCAAACTGATGTTGTCTCACTTTTGCACTTACAGGATCGCCGAATATTTGATTAAACCTGGATAAAAAGTAGTCACTACGCTCTTGATTATGTGCGTCAGCATCTTGTTTTTTATAGCACTCATGTAAAACCCAGTACAACAGATCGCGATGATATTCACTTGGTATTTCTGGGGTTTGCGTATCAGCAGTAATAGATAGATTTGGCAGTCGATAAACTTCGAGATAAACGAATTTTCCAGCATCACTTAAATCAGGAAGTGGAGAAAATCTTATGCTACGCCCTGACACCACAGCAAAAACAGGCTTTCCTGTCATGCCTGAATCTGTGCGCCACGTCGGTGACAGTCTGTCCATTTCATCTTTTGTTTTGCGCTGTACCAAGCTACCGTCAAAAATAATATTTTCAATGACGGTAATCTTGTCGCTAAATGCGTATGATGCAACAGCGTTAGCCAATGTGATTTTACAGTAAGCAGCAGTGCTGTCGTCATAGATTAAATTAGCACGGTTGCACGCTTGCCTCTCGGCTTCTGTGAATTTGCGTAACAAACTGCTGTTATCCCACAAATTCTGGGCAATCGTGTCATCAAGATAATCTGCTCTAGCTGTTGTTATTAGCTCAGAGATTAGCATGATTATCAGCCAGCGTATTGGCTAACGCCAAAAGTTGACAAGTCAAAACTGCCCCAAACTTCAACCGTTGAGCCGTTCATGGCACTATTTAAATCAACCGTACCGCGAACATCGCCAGTCGTTGCTGTTGCTGTCGCTGTAACCGCTACAACAATAGTTGCCTCTGTCGCTTCTTTGACGCTGTTAAACCAGGTTTGCATCACGTCAGATTTAGCAGAAATTACATAAGGCAATCCCAGTGCATCACCCCAGCCAAGATTCAAAGTGTTGGTGGTAGAGTTGCCAGCGGATGTAATAGCAATAGATGATACGTATTTAAACGCTTTTAAGCCTGCTGCTGTTTTATCTGTGCCGGTTGCTGTAATGGTCATAGTTTCAACCATCTTTTGTTTGTACTGGTCATAGCCGGTAACGGTGCAAGTACACGCCACGATTGACGAGCTATGCGTTACGTTTAAAGACAGGTTGCGAGGAACATCCAAAGACCAAACTAAAACCGCTTGCCCGTCACCCATAGCAATGGTGCTTGGTGCTGCAATTGCGCCATCTAAAGGAGTAGTGTTATCGGTTGCAGGCGTGTAAGTTTTGGTGGTTGCGTTTGGCATTTCCGTGCTTGTTGCAGCAGAAACAATGCCAGTAGCACTAGCAGCAATGGGAGAACCAAGCGAAACTTTAGTCAAGAATGAAATTGGAACTCCGTGTCTTTCGTTGGTTGCAAAAGCCACGGGAGTGTAAGCGTCACCCACATAAAGCTGTGAGGCATGAGATAAATGATGTTTGGAAGCCATTTTAAAAATCCTTTCGTCATCACGACGATAGACAGCCAGTTAAGGCAATTAATGAAGGCTTAATTATAAACCCATAGTTTATAATTTGCTTGATTTATTTAAAGGCAAATAGCAAGCCTTTGTTTTTACCCTTTAAAATTGGTTTATTACTGACTATTGAGCGTCTAATTGTTCCATGTGGCATATCGTAAAAATCACCGGCTTTTGTAATGGTTGCAAATTCTTTGTTAGTCGTAACTTCTAAAATTGCCTTTCCCATTTTGTCCCTTGATTCTTCGGTGTGATTGCGCCCTTTCCAATGGTCATAATGTCCCTGTTCAGCAGCGGCCTTTATTTTAGCCATGCCTTCTTCCGATACTTTTCGCCCTTCTCCTTTTGGTACGCCTCTTTGTGTATCGCCTATTTTCTTTTTAACTTCATCGGGCACGGTCTTTCCATAACGGTAATGCTTCTCTCCTGTCATTATGCCTGTTCTATTCGCCCTAATTTTAGCCTTTGTTTCCTCGGTATGTTTTTTCCCTAGTCTAGGATGTTGCTCAGGGTATTTTTTAAAAAATAGTTTCAAACCATTTGAAACAGCTTGTCGCGCATCAGTAGATCGTGGTTTGCCATAATTAGGATGAGATCCTTTCGGGCATCCTCGCCATGGAGCGTTAGACCGATAGCCGGTATTGTAGCAATACTTCTTGCCAACGTGTTCTATTAGCCATACATCTTCTGCATCCTGTAGACTTTTATCTTCTGGAATCACATCAATCACTTTAAAAACAAAGTTGTTCTCTCCATGCTTGTTCCATGCTGCTTGAAGCTTGGGGCTGTGATGCCTGTTTCCTCGTAACATACTTCGATGGGTTCTAAATCTTTCTGGTTTGTTGGTAGTGCTACCAACATAAAACTTTCCATCAATTAAGTTTATTATTTTGTAGATAACTTGTTCTTTCATGGTATTTAAAGTACAAAGGCTAATGAATGTTATATATTAACACACAAGCCCGTGTATTCAAAGCATAAAAAAGCCCTGACTAGCAGGGCTTTAAGTTGTTGATTTTAAAAGGCTTTTCTAACTTCCGCTGCTTCCATACAGTCCACGAACATCCGATGCCCCAAAACTGTATCTTTCACGGGCTTTACTTCTAAAGTTACCGGTGTTGAAATCAGGCTCAGTTTTAAACTGCACAGCAGTACGCTGGAACATCTTTAAACCGTCCATTGCATCAGTTTTGATAAACCAAGCATCAGCATCAGTTAATCGAGTCACGATCACAGGATCACGACCAAAGATGCCTTTTTTGTTAATCGCGTTAATATCGTTATCAGCGGTATTAGTACGCAAGGTGCTATCCAACAAACGACAAGCGATAAACTCTAGCTCTGGTGGAATAACTACATCCACTGGTTTTAAGGCAATTGGAATACCTCTATCATCTTTCGCTTTGCGAATTTGTACCAACAACTCTTCAATACTTGCTTCTGAAATATCAGCAGGCGTTGAAAGAATATTGCTGAATGTACCACCACCCACCAAAGGATGATCTGATGCCAGCAATGTTTTACCATCGCCATACAACACACCAGAACCAGAAAACGCATTGTTTAACACAGCAGCCGCACGGATTTCTTTTGCATTTTGCATTGCACGAGCTAACGCGCGAGTCAGTTTAGAACCGACCTGCATGTACAAATTGTCCTCCATTGCTTCTTCTGTGATGTTAAACGCTAACGCCATTGTCACATGATCATAGCGAGACACCCAAGCTTCTGAGGCTTCGTCATAAGCGACAGCCGCGCCCTCAGCTTTAACCATTGCATTGCCGAAACCAGTCATCAGCACATCTTCTTCATACGCTTTTTTACTGTTTTCTACTTTAAACACTCTGGAAAATTCAGGAGCTAAATCCTGATATTCCAAACCCCACACGGTATTCAAACCTAATTGTAATTGCCGTGCAATCTGACTACGAGAAATGGCCATGATTAAATACCTCCTGTGCCAGCGACGTTAGGACGCATGACGTGTTCGATAATCAAAGCCTCAACAATTGAATAAGGCCCTGCTACGTTTACGCCGTTGTCAACAATACGCAAAATGCGTAACGTCATGTTAGTGGTTGCTGTGCCTGCCGATACGTCAGCATTGACCGCTGAAACACCAGTCTTTGTACTGCCAGCCACATACTCAATATCGACCAATTGACCAACATCAGCAGCAGCAGCTCCGGTTGCATCCGTTTGGATTTGGAAAATGATATTATGGTCGTCATACACTAAAGCGTTAATCTCAGTGCAGGATGCAGTACCAGGCCAGTAAGGAGAAAACTTTTTAGAACCCGTCGGGTCTTTGTAAGTACATCCAGCAAACACGCCCAAATTGTCGGCATTGCCAGCCTCAGACAACACAATCGTGCCATCGTTAGCCATTTGAACCAAATCACCACGAAAAATAGCGGTGGTATAGGATGCCGCAATCGGATATTCGTTTTCTCGAATCTCCCCGCCGCCTTGATGCCGCACTGGTTTTAGCCCGAATGCAGCGTCTACATTAGCCATGATAGGCTCCTTACTGTCTCACGACAGTGAAATGAAAAATGATTAGTCGTCAATCGAGGCGATTCTGCCGCGACTGGCTTTTGAATTTTCTTCAAACTGCATTCGTGCGTTGCCCCGATCATTCGGGTCACGCGCGTTCAAGTAATTTTGTTTCACGGATTGCATTTGCATATCGGTGTTGTTTCTGACTTCCTCTTTGTGCCGATCAAGTAATTTTGTAGGGATTTCCATTAAAATCATTCCCTGAATCCCGACTACATCTTGACCTTGAAAATCTATGTTCATTACAAACTGGCCTTTAGGCACAGTTGATAATGCACGGGGTCGCCAACCTTGATTAAACTTGCGCTGCAAATTTGTCTGGTCTTGGTCGCCCTTAATGGTGGTTCTTACCCATCTTTGCGAATAACCATCACGAGCAGGGATGTGTTTTGTACTCAATAATGAGTCATCCCATGTTTGATATTCTTCGTGGATAGGTTCAGCTTCTCGCGTTTGTTGTGCTCGCGGTTTTCTGTCTAATAAATCTTCTGCCATTTTCTTACCCTCTAGCCGATACGCTGCGTTTGTTTTTAATCCACATAGCCCGTTGTTTAGGGTCGTTGGGATTTAATCCGAAATCTTCCATGTCTGATTTATCACGACTGGAAAACCCTTGCTTTTCATCATCACCAATAACTTGTCCGCGATCAACAGCCCCTGGTGAAGGTGGAGTTTCTCTGCGCTGTGGTTTAAATTTTTGGCTAACGATATTATCAAGCTCTGCTAACGTGTCGGGGTCATTTGCGTCAAACCCAGAATTAAGCAAGTCAACATACGCTTTTTTAGCAAACTCAGCTTTAGGGGATTGTTCAAAAATCCACTTATTCTTTTCTTCCCATGATGCAATTGCAGCCGGTTTTTCATTAGTTACTACAGGCTCAGGCTGTTGCTGCACTGGCTGTGGTCGAGTGCGTTGTGCTACTTTAATGTCCAGCAATTCATCATCCAGCAAAGCCGCTTTTTCAAAGTCGCCTTCTTCAAAAGCTTCGGTTTTTTGCCTTAAGATTTCTTGCCGCTTCTGTTCAAGGCTTGCATTGTCGGTTTCGGATTTATGCTTTTCAAGCTCAGACAATCGCGCCGCTAAACTAGCTGCTTCTTCACGTGCCACATTGCGCTCATAAGCAAGCTTATCTATACGCTTTTGAACCTTTTTGGAATAGGATTCTTTCTCAGGTTCAACGGGTTTATCTTCGGGTAACGATTCAACTCCGGCAACCTCGATTAAATCATCGAGCGCGGTTTCTTCGGTAGGTTCAATGGTGTCGATGTCATCATCGTAATCGCCATAGGTATCTTGGGACATAAAAAGCTCCATCAATGGGAATTGTGCGCTATCACAGCGCGGTTCATAGCTAATGCTAAGGTTAAAGGGTGTTTAAAACTGATAAATCATTGATAACGGTTGCAATTTCGTCATCATTAATGACTTTCAGCTTGTAAGTTTTACCCTCGTGTTGCACAACAACCACTTGGCCTGTGTAGCTGCTGTATTGAACAACGTCATCAATCTTGCACCAGGGCTTAGGCTCTCTTAATTCAAGTGGTATGCCACCCTGAAATTTAGGGTGCTTGTAGCACTCGTCGCCCATAGCAACAATTTTTCCAACGTCACGAAAATACTCCAGTGTTTTTTGCGATTCGCCTGTTAAGACAATCCCGCCCTGAGTCTTTTCTTCAATTTTAATGGGAGCGATTAATAATCGCCACCCTGCCGGTTTTGGCAATTTGTCCAGCGGTATGCCGTCCGCTTCAAAAGCAATGTTGCTCATGTATTATAAACCTGTAGTTGATAATGTTTCATATTGTAAACCTATTCTTCACTATCTGCATAATTTTTAATCGTGGAGTCAATTACCTCAATGGCTTTGCGTAAACCAGCTATTGTGCCAGTGCGTTTTTTGTACTCCTCAAATGATAATATTTTGCCGTCAATTAACAATCCGGCGACTAAATCTATCTCGCTGTTAATGTTGGCTTTCATTTCTATAATTATCGGGTCCTCCTGTAAGCTCATTTTGTAAACAACTCCTTTTCTGGTTTTTGAAATGGCCCTAAATTAAACAGCGGCTTTTCAGTTATCGTAATGCAAACAACGCTATCAGGTTTTATCATACAAGATGACAATGGAAGTCTCGTGCTTTTTACTTTAGCAATCGTGCTTAAAATATCTTCGATAGATGCTGTTTTTTGTTTCATGATTTATCTCCAGATGTGAAGATGCTATTGTAACATCCTCCCATCATTACGCATTGTTTCAATTCCTTGCCCTGCTCCAACTGCTGCGCTTGGAATATTCATATCAGGAAGTGGCATTGGTGGTTGTATTTGTTCGGGGTCTGGCACGGTAGGCGGGAATTGTGGCGAAGTGTTTTGCTCTGGTTGTGGCTGCACCATTTGTCCTTGTTGTGCTGCACTATTCGCTATCGTTGCCAAAGGTTCGCCATTATGGTCAACATAGCCGCCAGACAATAACAAGGTATCCGCCGTTTGAATAGCAGCAGGATTAGTCAATAATGCCATAGCAGCCTGTATGGATTGATAAATAGCTGTCATATTTTCGGACGTGGTTTGACTCGCCAGCCTGTCCATTTCAACCTGTAGCTTTTTGTTCTCAAGCTCCAGTTTAGCAATAGCCAACTCTTGCTGTTTAGCTTGTGATTCAGCGATAGCCGGGTCTTTCTTAATCCATTCATCCACGTTAGGGATTTTGATAGCCTCAAGCATTGACTTAAGCGCAAGGTCTAAATCCAGTCGGTCGGGGAATTGTTTAGCCAAATCAAAACCAGCTTGAGCGCGTAAGATTTTGGTAGTGTTGCCAATTACTGACGGGTCACTGACGGGAATAACATCAACCCGACCATCAAAGTCTGAGGGCATAATGTGCCGTTCAGCACCACTTGTATAATATGGGTAGCCTTGTTCTGGCAAATACTCAGAATTTAACCGCGCTAAAATCCTGAACTCGTCACGGTGCGCTATGTGTAGCCGCAAGTAAATTGCAGACTCAATCTTTGCACCTTGTTCAATTAATGCAAGCGTAGTGCCTACTGGCGCGTTAACATTAGTGTTATCGGTTAGCACTCCTGCATTGCCGATAAACTCTTTCGCGTTTTCGTCTAGATAACCAAGCAACTGGAACATAACGTTACTAGGCTCATGGCGCGGCACTTGAAAGAAAGCTTTAGCCAGTTCTTCTGCGCTGCTATCAACTTCTTTCCATTCGCCAGGCTTCAAGGTTAAATCGCCGCCTTTAATCCGACTATCACGAGTTCTAAAACCACCCTGTAAGTTCTGAAACGCTGCACTATCCAACAACGCTCTTAGCGAACCTGTGGCACTATCCGCCATGCCACCGATAAAATGATACAAGCCATAGCCATAAAATCCCAGCCCAGGCATAAACTTGTAATGAGCAAACGCAAGTCGTGCTTCCATCCCTTCATCATCAGGTCGCCAGTTTCTTTGCAGTCTTAATACTTCCTGTGAGTCACGATCTACCCAAACAGTGTAAGGCAGTGCTATTTCAGTAGGTTCTCCATCTTCGCCTAAATGCTCAAAGTCTGGAATGTCCAGCTCGATGTACATTTCCAGAATGGTGTGCCGGTTATCATCCACCCCAACACGATGACGACCTTCTGTGTCGTCAATCTCTGTTTTAACATCGGGGTAATTCCACATTTCATTAGTTGGCTTGGTTAGCTTCTTGCCTTTTATGTAGTAACCAGATGCAACCTTTTTCATTACAACGTTATGAGATTCGCGGTATCTGTGCGTGTAACGTGGAGCAGTTGATAAATCTGTGGCACTAAATGGCACAATGAAATCAGCAGGCTCTACAAAGCGACTGACTAACTTGCGGCAAATTGGGTCAAAGTAAAGCTTTTTAAAACACGATCCTGCTAACGGCAATCTGAACAGCATTTGATCTTCTTCTTGAAACCCGCCTGGCATATCTTCCGTGTACTGGAAATTCATAAAACTTTCCACGCGGTCACTCTGGGCAATTCGTTCAGGCGTTTGATTTCCCAACACGATAGTTTTAACGGGGCCATCGGTAGGCCACATTTCAATCAATGCCCGACTGTGAAATTGAACTGCTGCTTTAGCGAGTAAAGGATGCACAACAACACTTGCCCCGTCAAATTCTGCGCCGCCCGAAACTTTATCGCTCACGCCTAACGCACGGATACCTTCTTTCTCACGCTTAGACCAGCCTTCACGGGTTTTCTCATCCCATAAAACCCAGTTGACAATATCGCCGCCTAGTTTTCCAAGAAAAGATGAGTCAATAAACGGCACTAAGTTATCGTAGTGTGCAGCCGGTTCTTCACGGTCATTTTCCATAAACTCATGATAGGCTGCTAGTTCTTGCGGGTCTAGCATTTGTTCAGCGGTTAGCCCTTCGTTTTCGGCAATGGCAACAGCAGCGAGGATGGTGTCAATATCTAGTTCTGGCATAATTTCATCATCCATAAATTCTAATTTCTGTTCTGGCATCTTGTGCATCCTCTAAAAATTCTTCTGTTTCTAAATGGTCTTTCTTGGTTAAGATAATATCTTTGTCATCATCGTGATCTCCTGCCCAATTTCCTGCCCTGAGATAAATTAAAGCTTGTGTAATGGTATCGGTTAAATCTGCCGAAGGAGGCGCACCGTTAGGAAAACTACCAGCGTACTCAATCAAACCTGTGATTTTTTTGCTTTCGTCTCCCACCGCCCAATTTTTATTTGGTGCGTAAACCTGGCCGCTTTGCAGCATGGGACTAACAGAGTGCGCTCGACTAATTTTATCTTCACGCGGGATGTAGCTCCTTAGCTTCCCTGGCACGGCTTTTCTTAAATCTTGTAGCAACGAAATTCCCGTCGCTTTCTTTTCAATCAAAATCGCGTCAGGATTAAACTTTTTGTTCATTTCTTTGATTTTTGTCCGCAATTCTTCATACCCGCACCGCTCAAACCACATTCCCAGTGCGATTATGCAATACCTATCCCGCTGCTCATGCCAAAAAATACCCCATCGTGTCATCGCACTATATGCTGATGTTTTGCTGTCTTTTTCAGTAAATGCGGTGTCGAGAGATAAAAAAATGTGATTACAAACTGGCAACGGCATATCGTCAGGCCACACTCGCCACCAGTGTTTCTTGAGAATACCTCCACCTGCCGGCGATGGTCTTTGTTGGTATTGCGCTGCTGTTCCGTACTCTCCCAAATCTTCTTCTATTGACTGAACTGCGCGTTCTGTAAATTTTTTAGGGAATAGCAACTCGCCTTTTTTGGTGCGTGGGTCATTGAGTCCCGGCTTGCCAATGTCTTTGCCAGCATCAAATGACGGCCTGCCCTCGTACCGCATTGGAATTGATAGCACTGTCCATTGTGATTTTACTTTTTTAAGCAAATGACCCGCTAAATCAATCTCATGTACTCGCTGCATAATCACCAATACGCCTGATTTTTCAAGGTCGTTTAGCCGTGATGACAGCGAGTTGTCCCAAGTGTCATTTACAGACTGACGTATTACGTCAGAAAATGCCTTTTTTGCGTCGATGGGGTCGTCTAAGATCATACAGTTATGAGATAGTATGCTCTCTTTACCGTCATGTACATACATGGTATGATTGTCTTTTACAGTCAAGCAATAGGTGTCATCAATATGCCCAACAATCCTAGAACTAACAATGAAATATGGATTCCCATTAAACGCTATAACGGAGCTTACTCTGTTAGCAATACCGGACTTATCCGAAGCGAAGATAGAACGGTATCTTATGGTAACGTCTCCTATCTGCGTAAAGGAAAAATCCTTAAGCTTAACAATGATGGACATGGCTATCTTGTCGCAGGAGGCCACTACAAAGGAAATCACCTTACTATTTACGTTCATCAATCGGTATGTGCCGCCTTTCATGGAGACAAGCCTACCGAGCAACATGAAGTCAGGCATCTTGACGGAAACCCGCTTAATAACATTCCTGAAAATTTGTCGTGGGGAACAAGAAGCGAAAATATTGCTGATGCCAAACGACACGGAACTTTCCCTGTTGGAGTCAACAGACCATGCGCAAAGATTACCCCAGAAATAGCTAAAAGCATTTGTATTGACACTCGACATTATACAGCTATTGCTTCCAGTTATGGAATGAGCAGCGGAACAATTAGAGCCATCAAAATAGGCAAGCTTTGGAAAGAACATACCATTAATGAAAGAGCTGAAAATCCTTGGACATTTAAAAGAAAACTCACTAAGGATGAAATTAAAATAGTTCTTGATACCAACATAAGCAGAAAAGAGGCTGCTGAAATTATCGGCATTGATGTTAGCAGTATTGACGCAAGAAGGCGTAAAGCTGGAGTCACTAGCAAACGAATTATAAAAGTTTCTGAGGCTGATAAAGATATTGTTCTTGATAGTAGCAAAACCACCAAAGAATTGGCCGATCTTTTCGGGTGTCATGTAACTGTGATTACTGCCTTTAGGCGAAAGCACGGAATGTTTACCAAGTCTAAGATTACCGAAAAGGATAAAACTTTTATCATGAACTCCACCCTCACTGGCGAAGAGCTTGGAAAGATGTTTAATATTAACAAAAACCATGCTAATGACATTAAGCGGCAAATGAAAAAATCCGCTTGCAACTAAATCTTTAGCCTCTATAAAGTCATTATTTACAGTCCAAAACTTATGGTCGTGGGTGCAGTGAATAACACCCCCATTGCTTAATACAAGTTCAATAATTTCACAATTCTTATTATGTACTGTGTGAGTAACCGGCTTTAATGATTTTATCCCTGTATCTACATCCATTGACCAAACCAAATCACCAACTGATATTTCAGTTATGTTTTTTAATCCATGCTCTGATAAAGCTTGTGTATAAGCTGGAAAACAACTACCCCGCTTCCCAGTGTTAGATGCGCCAATCCCTTGCGCCTGTCTGAACCCTCTCTTTTCATTGGCGTACAACGTCTTCTCGTTTTGATCTGCTTGTAACGCTAAAGGCCATTTATCTTGAAACCAATCGCTTGTGATGATTTGCTTCATACGCAGTGCATCACGAATAGCCAACCCCTGCTCATTTGTAACCGTTAAAAACCGTTCGCTTGGATTGCTAATCCAGCACCACGCGGGGTACATCACAGATACTAAAATTGATTTTAACGTCCCTGGTGGAATATTGATTATCAGTCGTTTGTCGGGTAACTCGTTGTTGTGAAACGTCATCAGATACCCGCAGATTGTATCTAAATGCCAATTCCAAACCAATTCAGTTCCCGGCTCAATAATGTGCCACGCTGACCTAGTAAACTGCGCCAACGATTGCTCGCACAGAATTTTTTCTTTTTTCTCTAGTGCGACTTTTAGTTTTGTCAGTAATTCTGGTTTACTCATCACTCCCCAAGCCGAATTTTTAATGATTCAATTTCTTTGTTTAGTTCATCAATGCTTTCGCTTGATTCGATAACTGTAGAAACTTCATGCCTTTCAATAAAGTCACCAGTCATTTTACCAATAATCTCAATGGCCTTTATTTTTTCCATCGGCTTAGACAACTCCCATTTGGCAATAACCTCCAGCCCACGCAAACGCCCGCCTTTAGTTTGCAGGTCGCAATCATCAAGCGTTAGTGGTTCCGTGAAAACATCAATGGTTTTATCGTCTTTATTTGCCATACCACAATTTTACACGAAACAAAACAAAAGGCATAAAAAAACCGCTGTTTAAGGCGGTTTGGTAGTTCATAAATATTCTAAATTGTAATTTTTACCGAAAAACTAACAATCTATAAAAGCACGAATAAACTCAGCGGCCACCTGCGGCACGATTGCATTACCGTAGCCTTTTAGTCGCATTACCCGCGCTTCTTGCGTTTCGTTGGGATTTGCCGGTGCGCTTGAATCGCTGCTATATCCCATTCCTTTGGGTAGCCCATTAACCAACGGCTTAATGCCGGGTTCAATTGGCCGGTACTTGTTATCTCGGCAATATATCCAGTCTGGGTTATCCCATTCTGAGCGTCCGCCATGGCATCCTGATAAACTTGCTGCATTTTCTCGTCCACTTGTTCCCGCAAATTCCCCGGAAATGTCCTGCCCGTTCTCCCTCCGTTCCTCGCTTGGTTGTACATTGCCTGTGGACTGCGAACTGGTAGAGTGTCCATTGTGTTTGGGGTCGCCCAACCTGCTATCTTCGCCTGATCTTCCAAGTTCCTGATTTCTCCTGTCTCCCAGCGTTTCCCTCCTGCATCGCCCCTCGCCCTTGGACTCATCCACCCCGCCAATTGTGCTGCTACATCCAGCGTGTCCGTTGACAACTTCCCGTTGCGAATCCTGCCCCCTAAATATCCGCCCTTGTGATCTCTGGTTGATGCTGTCGGCCACCCAATACAATCGCTGTCTGATATGGGGCGCACCCGCGACTGCTGCTGTAAGTACGATCTGCCCAACGGCGTAGTTTTCTTGCTCCATTTCAAGGCATAAATCATCAAGCCAGCCGTGTTTGATTGCTCCTGGCACTTGTTCTCCAAAAATCGTTCTTGGATTGCATTGCTTAACGAGTTCGATAAAGTGCGGCAATAAGTGTCTTTCGTCTGATTTTCCAAGTTGTTTTCCTGCTGTGCTAAAGGGTTGGCAGGGCAAGCTTGCGCTCCAGACTGGCTCTGTGTCCCCCCAGTTTGCAAGTCGCAAGGCTCTTGACCATCCACCAATTCCAGCGAAGAAATGACATTGGGTAAATCCATCCAGGTCGTTTGCCTGTACATCAACAATTGATCGTTCATCTACCACTCCAAA